CAGAATTAATTTCAAATATTTCGTCTATTTCTAAGAATCCATTTGAATAAAACGCTCTGTAATACGTTAAATCCGTTTCTTTGTCGTGGATTCTTTCGACTTCAGTTAAATAATATACTTTCATTACTAATCGTTTTCTAAATTTATTCTTTCTATTGTTACTTTTAAATTACTTTTCCAGCTTCGCATTAAGTATTTATACCTTACACACTTTGAAGGTAGTTTAAACCGTGTTAAATTACGCCTTACTTTCATCTGTTTCTACTTATTGCTTCAATAAATTGGTATCGAGTTGCTGCGCTTAGTTTATTTTTAAAGTCGAAGAACTCGTAAACGTTTCCAGTATATCCAAACTCAATCTTTTTAGCTTGTTTGTGAATAGTAAAGAAATAGTTTATTTCGTCTTTTAGTATTTCGTAGGTTCTTATTCCTTGGTTTCTGAATACTACCGAGTAGATCGTGCCGCCAAACTCCTCACTTTCCACGATAGCAAAAGGCGTACGTGTTAAATACAATTCTTTTAAAGTTACTTCTGTTTTCATTTGTTTATATGTTTATTAATTAATCCTATTACTATTGCTATAAAACCAACACTAAATAATAGTAGTGCCATCTTTGCTTCTTCTGCCATTAGAAATTACTTTTTATTACTAATTTTAATTCACCGTTAATATCCGATTCCGTACTTTCGTGAATCTTATCCACGAACTTTTGGCTAAATTCTACTTCGTGCCATTTATCTGCGATTTCAACGCTTTTCTTTTGGTCGTGGTACTTTTCTATTCCTGAAGATAGAAACTCTTTTAAATCGCTTAAAATCGCTATTAAATCGCCTTTATTAGTCCATTCAAAAGATACGTTTACTTGCTTAGTTCGTTTTTGCTTACTTGACCAGTTCATTTTGTATAGTTTAATATAGCATCTAAATAATCATTGTATAGCTTTTCGTTGAATGATCCACCTTTATCTTCAGGGCAAATTTTATTCATCCATTTACGCTTTAAATAAGTTATGTTTGGCTTGTGCGGAAAATACGTATTAACCACGTTTTTAATTTTTGAGTTCATGTCTTTTAGTTTTAGAAATTAGTACTAAAGATAAACAAATTACACCAGCTCCTAACATTAAGTAACTGTCGTAAGTTGCACCCAACAAAATAATTATCGAGTTAATTAAGATTCCTGTTCGTTTTTTCATCGTGTTTATTTTAATGTTTTTATATTAATCTTCCAAATTTGCTTAATTTTAATTTGCACAATTCACAATGCAAGAAAAAAAGTTGGTCTAACCGTTTTAATAAATTAGTTTTTTCTTCCCATTCTTTATCAAATTGATTAAACCTTGATTTTGCCTGTAATTCACTTCGCAATGAATCTCTTTGGCTTTGCATTATAATTGCGTTTTCTAACCCTGTAATTTCTTCAATTGTTTTCATAGTGTTTGTTTTAACGTTTCTACAAAACTAATATAAATAATTCATATAACAATACTTTTTATTAAAAAAAATTTACATAAATAACAAAACCCCTGATTTCTCAAGGGTTTCAAACACAAAACAAACAGAAAGAAAATTTTTATTTGCCTACTTTAAATCGTTTTACAATAAATTTAACGATTCGTTTAGCTATTAGTTTCCAAATACCGCCTTTAGATTCGACTTTCACCTCTAACCCTTCAGCGGTTTTTGAAATTTCAATGTCAATGTTTTTACTATCTAATTTAAATTCTTTATTCACTTCGTCTTTTAATACGTGAATATCTACGTTCTTTGAGTCTATATCCAGTTTAATATTCGTACCGTCTTTTTCTAAATTAACGTCGATGTTATCAGTGTCGATTGTTATTTTTTTCTTTGCCATAATATATTTATTTTGCCCAACGTGCTTTAGTGCCACGAACGTCGAAATGCGTCCACGTGCTGTATGTACCTAAACCGCCTTGTTTCATTTTACCCGCTGCGATCAATTTCTCGATAATAGCAGCAACTTGTTTCGGTGTGTAACCTTCTATTTTAAAATCCGCAGCTTCGCCCGTAATATGTCTTGACTTAGTCGCACCGCCTATTTTAGCGTTGTGTTCCGCTGGCCTGTAACCGCTTGTGATCTTAATAGGCTTTTTTACCTCGTCACGTAACACTTGTAAATTCTTTGCAAGTTCAATTAAGTTTCTTAACACGTCCGTAGGAACGGTAAAATTATGCTTGTTGAACTCGTTTAAACTAAAATTGTTTGTTAGCTTCATATCTTATTTTTTCGCTAATTTACGACTTTTATTTTCAAGTACGGCAACAGTATCAGATTTTATGATCGGAGCTTGTGGCTGTTTTTCTTCAATAGGTTTTCTATTGTAATATTCGTTTTTATCTAAGCAGTTGTACAAACGTTCTTTAACGTCTTGCACCTCGAAATGCGTGTACGTTAACCATAATGCAAGCACTCCGACCGCGCCTTGTTTTTTTATCACTTCAATAAATTGTGTTAAAGGTATCATTTTCATTATTCAAAAGGTGGTGTTATTGGTTTTGGTTTATATTCAATCAATGCTAAATCTTTTACCCAAACAAAAGACGGATTAACGCATTGCTCCATTTCTTCTATTGATATTACCCAATTATCGTCTATATCTTGAATAGGGTTAAAATAAGAATCTAAGTCATACAGCTGACCTACTAATTCGTCTTTTTGTATTTCTGTTAAAAGCCCTACTTGTATCATACTTGTCTACCTAAAGTTGTGTTAAAAGTTTGTATTGCAGTTCTTAAATCAGCTGCTTGTGTATCTGTTAACCCAGCACCCATTGTAACAGTAGCAGCTTGTTTTGTTGAATAGAATTTAGAAGCACCGTTTAAATTATTCCAAGCGCCTATCCAAATATCCCCGTTAAAATTACCGCTTGAAGCTGTCGTTCCCGTAGCTACTTTTACTCCGTTTTTCCAACCGTTAACTATATTCGATGCAGTTCTATTAGATATATAAAACCCTAACGAATTTGCATCTACGTATGTTATATAACTACCAGCTGAATTTACTCTATAATAAGTTGTGCCGCTTGTTCTAATCTCAATTAAACTACCTATTGCACCCGAAGCATCCTGACCTCCTATTTCAATTTCAGTTCCATTACTATTTGTACGTGAATAGAATGACAAGTGAAAAGAGTTTTGCCCTGTACCTACGGTAGTAGGGTTAAAATTCGTGTTACCATAAGCATTAACACCGTTAAATTGTACCCCATTATTTGAAGAAACTACACCACCGTTCCAAGTAACTTGATATAAAGCTGGATTAACAAGGTTGAAACTTGTACTTGTATTCGTCCCCCCTACCATTGGATAAACTACCAAATTAGGAAGCGTAAATAAACCAAATGATTTTAAATCAAGAACTAATTGATTAACAGCTGTTTTTTGCGTTGAATCTGTTATGTTAGCAGCCGTAAAAAATGCAGCCGCAGCGGGATCAAAAGCAGGCGCCCCTATTATATCAGTTGCACCAGCTTCAGAAACGGAATAAACCGAACCCCATCCGATAGCATTATCAGCGCCTTTTCCCCACCCTATATTATTATTTGAAGCACCGTCGCCCCATCCATTTGCATTTGCCATTTTCTAAGTTGTTATGTCTCCAGATAAAACCCACTCGTTAGTATCTATCTTTATTAACGTTGCTTGTGCGTATTGTGCCAAAAGTTTATTTTTACCGCCGTTACTTCGCATTGTTACCGTTGCTGTTGGTGCAACCGTAGTTTGTCCCGTACCGTACTGAATTATAATAATTTCCGTTCCTATTGGAAACGCATGGCTTGTATTAGTAGGTATTCTTAAATCGTTAGCGCTGTTATTATCTACTTTAATAATTTTATTCGCATCCGCTAAAACTAAGTTGTTTAAAGTCGAAGAATAAGTATTAATATTTTTAGTAACTATTTCAGCACCTGTAATATACTTACTTGCAAAAGTACCACCCCCAGCGTCTTGTGCAATTGCAAAACGATCCGAAGCCGCTAAATTACTTCCTTTCGCTGTTAACTGACTTATCTTTACGTTCGCCATTTTGCTTGTTTAAATACGTTATTAATTTCTTTATGTTTTCTTGTTTCGGTTTATATTTCTTCATAAATACCAGCCTTGATAATTGTTGTTCGTGTCTGGGTACATATCCCCATTTGAATTACTATTGTATTCAGGAAATTTATCGTTGTTAAAACTTATATGTTCAATAAATCTTTCAGTGTAATGCTGCGCTATACTTCTTTCTTTTTCGATTAAGAAATCTATTTCAACTTTTTCTACGTTAGTTGCGTTTTCTGAATTGTGTTTATACACCCCTTTATTCGCTATTGTGTAAGCCGCAAAAGGTAAGTATTCAACCATTGCCCAGTGTATAAGCATCGGTTTAACATACGTAACTAAAAGATTATTATAGTCGGTTGGTATTGTGTAAATAGAAGCTATTGTAACCGCTCCATTTGTACCACCAGAAACAGTTGCAATATTTCCAACTTTGTAACCCGTGCCAGCTGTATTTATTGTAGCGTTTGTAATTAAACCAGAAGGAGCTGTAATATTCAATTTTAAACCCGTTCCCGTTGCGCTCGTTGTATTTACAGCCGTTCCCGTTGTGTATCCAGTTCCTTGGTTACTTACTGTTATTGCAGTTGGTATTCCTGAATTAGCTAAAATAATTTCAGCTTGTAATTTTTGAAGTAAATCAGTACCTAAGAAATTTTGAATGTGTATGTCTTGCGCTATTTTAACGTACTGAATAAAATTGTCCGTGTCTACGTTACCGTTCATTGCAGTGAACTTTACAACGTCTTGTCTTGTTATTAAAAGTGCTTCTGCCATTATCGTGTGATTTTTCTTTTAGGTTGTGGATTACTTGGTAAAAAACCGTAATTAGGCATATCAACTGGTCTTGCGCTTACTTTAGAATCATTCTTTACAACGTATCCTAACTTTTCAGCTTTACGTACTGCAACTTGTTTTAACTCTTTGCTATTAACATCAATTGCTTTGCCGCTAAATGTAGCGTAAACACGTTTATTCCATCTGTGGTGACAATTACCACCGCCTTTATAGAACCAAATTGAATACGTATCAGCACCTTTTGGACCCCAACCCTCGTTTACCACTTGCGAACCCATTTTAATAATGTCTTCTTTACGATATATTTTATTAGCAGCCATCATTCTACGACAAAATTCACGTTCTGCATTTTCAGCACCAGCGTAAACGTACCGAGTTAAGAATTTAATACCTTCAATAACTTCGTCTTGCTTACTTGAAATATTCGGTCTGTTGTCGCCCGTTGAAACTAAGTTTACTATCTTACTTAATAACGATTGTTTAGGCTCTTTAGAAAGCGTTTCGTTCTCTTCGTCGTCCGTATCATAATCTACGGTAAATTCGTCTATTAGAATCGAGTTTTCGGGTTCGTCTTCGCCTAAATTAATTAACGCTTCAGCTATCTTAAAATCTTTGCTTAGTTCCGTTCCCGTTTCTTCAGCTACTTGTTCTTCAGTTTGTGCGTTTTCTAAATCTACAAACTCTAAAGGTTGTAACGTTTTAAAGAATAACTTTAAACTGATTCCGTTAAAAGCTAAAATTTTGTCAAAAGAATCTATTATTTGGTCTTGAATAGGTTTAATAACCATATTGTCGAATAGAATAGAAGCGTTTTTAATCTCATCAGCATTTGAGCTAAATCCATTTGCGCTGCCTAACCCGAAAAGCAAAGGGCTTGTTACATTATGCGCTAACATAATCTTTTTAACGCACTCCTCACTTAATGAATTGTACAAATCAGGCGCATCATTAACGGGCATTTGGTCAACCGTAGTTTTACTTTCTTGGTTTGCATTAAAACCTATAATAACTTTTTTGCCTTGTGGTCCTGTTAATTGGCTGTTTACTTTATTTGTAATTAATAGTTGTTGTTCTTCAGTTGGAACTCCATTATTAAAGTTAATTACTACCCTTCCAGAAAAGCCGTTTTGTACTTCGTTAATTAAATAATCAGCTATTTCTTCTTCTAACTTTGCGTATGGTAAACCACCTTGGTAGTCAGGCAAAGCGTAATATTTCATTCCAACCGCATAGGGTTTAGAATAAAGTATTTCAACTTGTTCGTTAGAATATCCGAAAGCGGGTATTCTTTTAGGCACATATTTCTTTGTATCTTCCCAATTATCTGAATAATAGTAAGCCTCTATTTCACCGTCTTTATTACATTTTTCAGCACGTAATAAATTAACGGGTATGTGATAAGCTTTTAAAATCTTTTTATGCGCTTTGTCGTAGTGAACTTGCATAGCAAATTGACCGAACATTTTACGATCTAAAACTATTTTACGAATACAATCGGCATTAAATAAAGCCATCATTTGAGCGTACTCGTTAGGCTTTTTATTAGCGTCTAACGCACTTAACCCACGACCGTAAATTAATCTATTAACGTTGTTTATTACAGACGAATTAGTAGTTGAATTAACGTACCTATCAATGATAAACTGAAAGTAATTATTATCTTCGCCAAATTCCACCCAAGCATCTCTTTTAGATTCTTGAATTACGGGCGTTGTGTATGTACTTAATTCTAAAACGTGTATGTTATTCATAAACTATAAATTCATTTGTTGTACTGTTTGAAACGTATTGACCGTTATTTACTGTAAAGGTATTAACGTTTTGATTAGTACAAAATATCCTATCTTTATATACTACGACAGCACCGTTAATAAATACTAAATCGTAAAAATGATTTTCTACTAAATTGAATTCAGCTTCTAAAGTGTCATAGTAGTCGCCTACCGTGTGCGTGTATCCAGTTATTTGAGTTGTTACGCCCGTTTGTTCGTCAGTTATTCCAACATAATCAAACGTGTGCGACCTTGGTATAAATACAAAAGTTTGATCGTTTATTGAAGTAGTTAGAATAATCATATACTATTAACTTAAAAAGTACAAAATTGTCCTTAAAACAAAAAACCCCTACCGAAGTAAGGGTTAATTGTATGCAAGTATATGAAGGAAATTAAGAAGTAACTATTGTTGCATCAGTACCAGCTCCAGTTTCAAATAAAACTTTTAACCCGTTTTCATCTGTTACGTCAAGGAAGTTAGCGGGTGAAACTTCCATTGCTTCAAAAGTTAAATTGTATCCGTTGAAATCTCCTAAAGCAGAACCTGAAGAAACAGTTCCAGCTGTTACGTCAGCACCTTGTGTAAGTCCCATTAAAAAGAATTGGTCGGTCATTGTTCTAACTACTATTCTCGGTCTACCGTAAGCAAGTAATTTAACGTTTTTATGCGTTGTAACGTCTTGTCTTTTTAATTGAATAGTCAAAGTTTGTTGAAAGAAAGTAGTACCGTTATCACGGCTTGAATTAATTGTAGTTTCAAAACTGTTAGCTCCTTTCAATTCGTATTTATACAAGTTTATAGCGCTTGCACCAAGTGGAGTCCAGTCAGTAATTAAATCCGTGTCCGTTGCATCGTATGTTACATCGTCAGAATTTAAGTCGTCGTAGTTTATAAAGTAGATAGCTTTCAATCCCGAAACGGAATCTTTACATTGTTCTATTCTACCATTTGTTATATCACAGCTCATTTTATTATTTTTTAAAGTTTAACAAAAAAAAAGGTGGTGTATATTGCACCACCCTTATTTATAGTTTTTGGTTTTTTAGTTAGCCGAGTTAGTGATTCCGTATGTAACTACATCTTCAGCAAATCCGTATTTAACGTCTCCTGTAAATCTCATTACTACACGTACATTCATTGAACCGTCAATCAATCCCATGTCGATAATTTTAACTTCGTTCATGTCATTTAACAATCCAGTTGCAAAATGTAGGTTAGAAGTTTGTGAAGCTAAACCAGTGTTATTTGCTAAACCGTTAGCCAAGAATATTGGTAACCCGTCAAAAGAAAGTGACCCGTTAGTGTACCATTGTGTACCCAAGTTATTTGTACCGTTAGCACCTAAACCGCTTGCACCAAATCCACCTAAAGCACGGATATAAGCTCTAACGATGTTAGAAGAAAGATACAATTTCAAATCAGGTTGTCCGTACAATCTTGTCGGGATAGCGTCAACAATCGCCCCAATTTGTGCGATAACATTGCTCGCGTCAACCGATGCTCCAGCAACCTCTTGTGCAGCTGGTAAAGAAGCATCTGTAGTTAATTGTGTCATGATTCCAGCAAATTGACCTTGTGTAGCGTTAACACCTTGCCAAATAGAAGTTTCCATATTAGCAGCTACTTTTTCAGCTACGTGTGCAATTAAGAAATCAGTAAACGATTTAGGCATTACATCAAATGCAGAGTAACCCATTTCAATCGCCTGCCAAGTCTGATGAAAATCTTTTTTACACAATTGTAAATTTATTTGATACTCCTCAGGTTGTAAAATTCTTTCAGTTAACGTAACCGTAGAACTCGCATCAAAATCGCATGAAGCGTTACGAATTAAATCGTCAGTCGCTACTCTTTGAATTACTTGTTTGAATTTCACGTTAGGGTGAATAGTCATTCCACCTTGCTCTAAAGTTGGTGCGCTAAGGATAGCAGCAGCGATGTACTTACCAGCAAACTCACCAGCATAGGTAGTAGTGATATTTGTACTTGTACTTAAATTAATTTTTTCCATTTTATAATATTTTATTTAATTAAACAACAGTTAGTGTAATTGCACCAGCAGCAGTTCCTAATCCGAAAACATACCAGTTTGTACCGTCGCAATTCAATTCAACGAAATCTCCGATAGTGTCCGCAGAAGCAGAAAAAGTAATCGTGTTTTCATCAGCACCAGGAACGTTTACTGAATTCACAATAACACCACCTTGAATTTTGTTTGTAGCAGCTTTAATAGTCCACGCAGTAGTAGCAAATAATGCAGCTACCGTAAAACGGTATCTAAAACCCGCAGAAGTAGCAACCGCTGGTAGTGTAATTTGCGCCCCAGCAGCAGCGTTTAAATAAAATGACTTGTCCGAATCTTCAGCAGTCAAAGTTGTTGCACCAGTCAACGTTTCAACAAGTCCTACTTGTCTTGTTACGTCGTTAGATACAAAGTTGTAAGTTGTACTCATTTTTTTTTGTATTTAGTTAATTATTTATTTAATTTTTCAAGTATTGAATCCATAGTTGTGCGTTGTCTTTTTGCACTTAACTTTATAGAATCGTTTGTGTTTTCGTTTTCAGGGTTAAAAGAAATTGGTTTAACTTCAGAAAGTTCAACTTCTTTAGCTTCTTTTAGTTTAGATAATTCCGCTTTTAGTGCGTTATTCTCGTTTTTAAGCGCTTCAATTTCAGAAAAGAAAGATTCTTTAATCATGCTTTCAACTATCTTTTTAGGCGCAGCTTTTGACGTTTCCATTTCTTGTTCTTTCTTCGCTTCTTCTTCAATCGGTGCTTCTTCAGGCATTTCTTCTTCTTCTTCTTCTTTCTCTTTAATTTCAGAAATTATTCCTTCTTCTACTACGATCAAAATACGTCCATCTTCCATTTCGTATTCACCTATTGGTAAAGCTATTTTTTGTTCATCTTCAGTAACTACAAATACTTCGTTTCCAGCTTCAAACATTTCAGCTTCTAAAACTGTAACACCGTCCGATAGTTTCATTGTTTCTAACTTTACTTCCATACCGAGTAAAGTTTTAATTTGATTGATTAAGCTATTTTTCATTTTTATTTATTATAAATTTTTAATTCTTGCTACCATTGTTGGTACTTCCCTTGATTTTAAATTTAAGTCTCTTAATCTTTTTGCTTCTGGATATTCAGCAAATTTCAAACCTAAATCAGCAAATTGTTTGTCAAATGTTCTTGCCAATTCATTTATTTTATCTCTTGTAGCAGTAAAATTATCCCCAACCTTTATAAGGTTTGGTGCTATCTTATCAATTTGCCCATAAAGGTTATTAAAATCAGCAAGCAATTTTTCACTTTTATCTATTTCTTGTACTAATTGATTAATATTTGCTAACTCAACTTCGTGCTTTGCTAATTTTACGTCGCTAACGTTATCAGCCTTTTCGATTTTCTTTAAAATATTGTTTATCATAGCTTATTAACTTATTGGTTTTTTAATTGTTCCTTTTTTATAAATGTACTATTGTAGAAGTGCCTTGATTTACTAAACTTCCTATACCTTGATTTTGTAAGTCACCGTTGCAGCATTTAGAATCGTATTTACCGTCTTTACATAAGCAACCACGTTTACCGCCTTTAGGACTTGTTTTACTTTTTGTCGGTGTTTTCATATTTATTAATTAAGTCTTTTAATTTTTCAATTAACAATTCGTCTTCGTGTGAACTCATATCGTATTTATCCACAAAATAACCTTCTATTGAAAATCCTTTTACTTCACCGTCTTTTACTTTTTTCCAAACTTCGTCATTGTTTACCTTCATTGAAATCATCCAAGTTCCTTTAGGTAAATTAAAGTTATATAATCGACTTTTATCCGTCTTTTCATCTTCAATTATCCAGCTTTCAACTACACTCATACCTTCGAGCATTTTGCGCTCGTGTTCGTACGTTGCATTGTTTTGATTAGAACGCATTAAAAAAAGTTCCGAAGCTTTGCGTACCGTGTCCTCACTAAAGTAAATGTAGAACTCTTTATCCTTGTTTTTACGGTAAATCTGTTTGTTAGGAATTAAAGCCGCACCCATTAAGATACGCTTTTCAGTATCTACTTCTTTTAGTTCGACTTCGTGTTTTTGTAACGCTACAAAATTTTCTTCAATCGCTGGTGATTCAACAACGGAAACAGCATTGATTCCCATTTCTTCTTTTGTCTCATCAATCAGTAATTCTATTATTTCAACTTTTGCCATATCTCATTAACTTATAAAGTTGCGTTTTGTACTCTATTCCTATCCAAAGCCTGTGCGCTTGTTACCTCACCACTCACTACGTAGGCTTGTGTAGGCGTTTGTTGTAATTGTGCTAACTGATTAATACCGCTTGAACCTATTGTATTAAAATTCGCAGTCATAGGAGCAGCAGTTGGTACGTTAGTATCATTACCGCCACCGCCTGAATTTGCACCCCCTCCAAATTTAGAATTTGAAATTTTAATTATGTTTGCAGCTCCTACCGTTGCAGCAATACCAGCTTCGACAAATTGCATACCCGTTGCTAACTTAATTGGGTTACCGCCAGCAGTTAATGCACCCGTTACCGCCATTGCAGTGTTTGTAATTGCAGCGGCTAAATTAAAAGCCTTTTGTACTTGAAATTGTTTACGTGCGTCCTTTTCGTTTTTAGTATTAAACGAACCAGCCAACTCACCTAATGCGCTAAAAGATTGAGCAGTTAATTCAAGCGTCTTTTGTCTTAATTCGTTTTTTCGTGCAATATCTTTTTTATCCTGTTCCTTTTGTTTTTCTTCTTCTTCTTTACGGTATTTTTCATTTATAGCAGCATATTCTTTATTAAATTTATCGGTAATTGCTTTTTCTATTTCCGCGTTACCGTTTGCGGCTGCTATCTTTTCATCAAATGCTAATTGTAAATCTAAAAGTTCTTGTTCACGTTGTGAGTTACGCGCCTTTTGTAATTCTAACCATGCAGCATCTTCAGCTTTTATTTGTTCTTGTAACTTTAAATCTCGTGCGTCTTTTTCTATTTTGTCGTACTTATCATTAATTGCCTTGTCATCTAAACGTTTGCTTTCAATAGCTTGTGCAGTTAGTTTGTCGTAATCTTCTTTTTTAAGTTTACCCTCTTTAAAGTTTTTATCAGTTTCTTGTTGTTCGTATTTGTACTTAATTCTTAAAGCGTCTAATTCTTTAGCACGTCCTTCTTCCATCAAACGGTTTGTTTCTTCTTCCATTTGACGTGTAATATCTATTTGTTCTTGTGCTGCGTTTTTTTCCGTATTTACACGGTCTTGCGCTCCTTGTTTATCGCCTTGTTTTAATTGAATTAAAAAGCCATCCCTATCGGACTTCATTTGGTTTAACCCTTGCTTTGCCGCTGTTATAGTTGCTTGGCTGTCGGCTTTTACTTTAGCGGGATCAAATAAAAACTTACTCCCTACTTCAGCACCTAATTGAGTTAATTTAGTAATTTCAGTATTTATATTTGTAGTTGTGATTTTACCCAAGCCTAATGTTTCAGAAAGTTTATTTGCTCCTTCAATTAATAAATCAAAGGGAGCAGCCAATGCCCTTAAAGTCATTACTGAAGATTCTAAAGCAAAACGAATAATGTTTTTTGCTATTTCTTGGTTACGTTCTGCGGCTGCTATTTCAAGTTTTGAAGTTTCCTCTAATCCTTTTATTCTTACCTCTTCGTCTTTTATTGAAGTATTTAATTTATTTATTCGTATTTGTAAAATTTCCTTTTCGCTTTTACCTTGAAGCCTTAAACTATTTTCTTGTAATTGTGCGTTTTCGTAAATATCTTTAGAAGCAGTTGCCTGTTTCTCTACGTCTTTATTTAGTTTTAATTGTTCTTCAGAAACACCGCTTACCGCCGCTTTTATATCATCCCAATAAGCGACAATAGTACCCAAAGCAACTACAAATAAACCTATACCAGTCGCAGCTAAACCGCTTCTAATACCACTCAACGCAGCCTTAGCACTTGCACCTAAAACTTTGAAAGCATCGCCTGCCTGCATTACTCCATTAATACCTTGCGTTAAAGCCATTACACTTTGTACTTTCAAAAGTGCTTCTTCTACTTTGTCGCTTTCAACACCTAATAAAGCCATGCCACCCGTAAACGCTTGAAAACCGTTCATTACGCCATTTACAGCGCCCTCAACAGCTTGAAATTTAGCATCAGGGTTAAAACCTTTGATTAAGTCTTTACTGAATTCTATTTGATCTTTTAATTCAGCGGCTGCCCTTGCGGCTTTTACCGCTTGTTCGCTTGTTTCACCGTATGTCGCAGAAAGTTTTTGAAGTTCCGCAACGGCTTCCCTATATTGAGCTTTTAAACTTTTGCTATTGTCTTGTATTTCTAATTCAATCGTTCTTTTTTCAGCCATTGTTTACGCTTTTCTTGTTTATAAATCTTTTTAATATTGTCCGTCAGTTCGTGTTTTCCTTTCGCTACGTCTACTATTTCACTCACCCCAAAGAAATCGTCAGCTTTTAATAGTTCTAAAATTAGTTGAATCATTGTTGTAATATTTGAATTTGATTTGCCACTTGTTGACCGTTACTTAAAGTGTATGTTACTGTTAAAGTTATAACTTGCACCGCTGAATTTTCCGTTATTAAGTTTTGAAATTCTTCAGTAATTAAAACATCTGAATTTTCAGCTAAAATAAAAGAAGGAGTGTTCGTGTTTTCAGGAATACAAACAGTAATGAATTGACTTGAAGTTATTGTACTTGGTGAAATTGTAACACCAGCGAATGAAGTCGTAATTGAAGCACTTACAGCACCATTTACAAAGTTAATCGGAACTTCTAAACATTGTGAATCAAAAGTAGGTACTAAAGGCTTGCCACTTGTCAAAGGTCGAAAATCTAAAACCAAACTGAAATCTACTTGACCTGTAGTTAAATTGCTTTTCATTTCGTTTATAATGTACCTTTTGTCTCTTATAATAAGACGGTCATTTAGTTGTAAGTTAGTCAGTAAAGAAATAGGTAAATTCGTCTTAACGTGAACTAATCTATTTTTTAAATTGAATAAACTAAATAAATACGCACTATAATATTCAGCAAATAAACCTTGCTGGATTGTTTCTTGGTGTATTACTGAATTATCAGCGCCAAAATTTAAACTATATTTCGTATTTTGGTATGTAAAGTCTTGACCAAATTGTGCAAATGAATCTATATCCTGGTGCGTAGTACCGTCGTAAAATTTAATACAATGCAAACTTAAATCATTGCTTTCACCGTACAAATAAAGCAGCATCGGTTTAGGTGTATAGGCGTTGTAACTTTCATTCAAACAGTAACCTAAAACCGCATAGTTATTTGAGTTGTCAATCGACCGTGTAAATAATAAATTCTCAAATGGTGCTTCTATTGTATATTCGTCACCGTCATAGGCAAATTGGTATTCTACATTACCGTATTCACTATTTGACAATTTGAAAAAATTACGGTTAACAAAACTTTCAGATTGTTGATATTTGAACGCTACTTTTTTATATAGCTTAATTCTTTCAATATCGATTGAATCAATATCGGTATATTGTGTAATATCTACAATAGCGCCTTGACCGTACCAATCTTCTAAAGGTAATATTTCAAATACGTTTTCTGAAGTAGCTACGCAAGTACAATTAAACTCTTTTAAAACGCCTGAAAAGAAATCGCTAACCTTCATATCAGGAATAGTAGAATTAACGCTTACGTTACCGCTTAATACGGTTGTAGTTGTTTGTATTGTACAAGTTGAATTAGTTAATATTGTACCACCGCCACCGCCAGCTGGAACTTGATAATATGCAATTGCTTGATAGCTTATAGTTAAACCAACACTCATTGGTTCGGTTGCTCGTAACTTAAAAGTAATATTAGTATTTAATCCTGAAGTGTTTAAAAAAGAAATAGGTAAAGGTATTAAACCCGTTGACGTTCGTTGAATAGTTTGATATAAATTACCGTCTTGAAATACGTCAATATAAATAGTGCCTACTCCACTCATTGAAGTAATATTCAAATCAATTCGATGTCCGTAAACATCGTTGTCAAAATTTTGAACGTTTATTGTGTTTGTGCTTAAGTCTACAAAGTCGGTTGCGTTTTGTGTACTAACTAAATCCCAAGCGTATGCATTATTATTTATTTTAGAACTAAAATCTACATCTTCAGCTTCAGTAATAAAAGAATAAACGTTCGTGTTTTTACCGTACAAAAATACGTTAATGAATCTCGGGTCGCTTAAAAAAGTTCCCGTAAAAGTAACCCCGTAATCGTTTGCAATTGCCTGAAATAACCTACTGATTTTTACAGCTGGAAATAACTCATCGTATTGTATTGCATTTGCGCTTTGTGTTATATCTTCCGTTCCGTGGTGGTAAGTCCATAACCTATTACTTGCAATCAAAGGATAACGTACATCGTAATCCGTTGCAAGGTCTATTATTCTATTATAAATTTCAGTTCCCGTATAAGCAAACTCTAAAGAACTTAAATCTAATAAGTTCAATTTATCTTCACCAAACAAATCTTTTAATGTCCGTATTTCACCGTAGAAAGTTAATTGGTAGTTTTCAGCATGACCGTTTTTTATATTCGCCTTTTCAATCTGAATTTTACCACGTCTGAAAGTAGTTAGGTCAATTTCTATTACCGCGTTTCGTCTTATGTTATGGTCTATTGTACCGTCTATATCAGTTTGGTAAAAGTGTTCAAATATTTCATTGTTAACCGTTGAAGCTGGCACCGTAAACGACTGCGAGAAATCAGTAAATACTTTTGAAATATCGTTAATATTTTGAACGCTCGAAGTAACATTAATTTGTTCGTCTTCAAATAGTTCAATCTTAAGACCTTCAATATATACTTGTACTTGTCTCATATTACGTTGTTAATAGCATTGAAAGCAAAATCAAACTCCAAAGAATAGTTAATCATTTTTTGATTTATATTCTTGAATAGCTCCGTTGACTTCGTGTTAATCTTAACAGGTAAACTGTTTAGTAATATTCGTTCGCTTGTCATTAATTGCTCCAGCAAATCGTTATAGCTTTCAGTTACCCAATCCGTATTTACTTTAATACTACGTTTGGCTGTTGTGTTAAATACCTTTCTTTGACCTTCTAAAGTATTGTAGTTAGGAAACGTTGACTGCATTAAATTGTATTCCGTATTTTCAACGCTGAATGTATCGTTAGACGCTGCGAAAAACCACGTCCTTTGCCAACTACCGTATTTGTTTACAAAGTCGCACAAAACGGCTGTATAGCGGCATAGCTCGAAAGGTTTAAAATAACCTGTCCAAACAGTAACATCACTACCTAAAATATTTATAATTATCTCTAACTTATTTCCAGCAGCGTAATAATTTTCATATACCCTCGGTACGTCTAAAATAGAATTGTTTGTTAAGTTTTGTGTGAATGTAGCAGCCGTTGCTAAGTTAGTATATTTTGCTTTGTAGCTTGTCGCAGTTTTAACCATTATATGCCCCGCCCTTCTACTTGAATTTGAACTTGGATTCGTGCCATCGTAGTAATAGAAAAACGTACCCTCGTCGTGTAGTATATCGTAGGTAGGTGTGTAATTGTACCCTTCTTCATACCACCCAAAACCGTCGTAAGCTACATATGAATTCGTACTTAATAGCGTATAAACACCACCGTCTAATTTGTATCTTTTTAGTTGAACGTTACACCATTGCGTAGTTTGACTTGCTGGAAAAGTATTATAAATTTCTTGTCTTGTATTCCAACTGATATACTCACGAATATACGGACTGATATTATAATACGTCTTTACGTTGTTTGAAGCTGGTATTAATTTACTTAAAGTGTAACTTGGTGAAGCTGGTGCGCTCCCGGTACCGTTCCAAATAAATACTTCTAACTTAGAACCGTCTTGTCCCGTTTCGGATATTTCTACTATATAAGGTGAACGTGCAAAAATACTCATTTTATATTCTTTAAATTTTGGTCTAATATTTCGTTTAACAGTTGTTCGGCATCTAATCCGTATTTATCTATTAACGTATCAGGTAAAGTTTTGTAGGCTGCTTCAAATGGCTTAGTAAAAAATAAACTTGGTCTTATTCCGTATTTGAATACACTTTTAGCAATTGCAAATTGTAATCCTTTTCTGCTTTGAAATTTACCCGTTGCGCTTCGTGGCGCTATTCCTTTGCGAACGATCCATTTATCGAACGCACTCGGCGGCGGCATTTTAGTTTTATAAGAATACGGTGTATCAAATTTTTGTTTAACACCTGAAACCCCTTTGTCTTGAAAATTTCCGTAAGGCTCCATTTCAAAATATACACCGATCGAGTTAGGCATTTCTTTTACTTCGCCTTTAATTGAATTTCTTAATTTACCGCTGCTATCTTTGCCTAATCTTTGCAGTTCAGCTTTTGCTTCAGCTACTACTAAATCACGAAACTTTTCTAATGCTTTTAATCTTTCACTCATTAACAAACAGTCATTTCGTTAGGAACTAAAATATCGAACGTCATAGTCCAACCAGCTAAATAGTTTTCAAACCGTTCAGCAAACGCTTCTAAGGTTGGGTTACCGTCTACTTGAAAAGCATCAGTAAATAAATCACCCCTTCGTAGTTCTTCGTACAATCTATTTAGAACTGAAAGCATAGTATTTAATACATATATTTCGTTGTCGTTTCCGTTAAATATATCCGTATCTTCGTCTTTTGATTTGTTCACAATATCCATTGCCATCAAACTCACGTTAAAACGAATTATGTTACTTTCAAAAGTTGCGTTATTTACTATAATATGAACTAAAGGAAATATTGTTTGCTTTGCCAAATCGACCGCAAAAATATCGCCTTGAGTAACCGTGTTTACAAATGGATCGTTTTCTAAGTTTGTTTTTAACGTATCTAAAACAGTGTAATAATTAGCCATGCCTTTGTATTTTTTTTAATTCTCTTTCTTCTATTTCTCTTTTTTGTCTTTCATAAGTGAGGTAGGTAAGACACTTTCTAACTCCCAGTCGGGTAACTTCATCAAACTTTGTAACGTCTCCTTGAGAAAGCGCATAGATTGAATTGTACCATCCCCATCGTTTATTAAATTGCGTTCTTTCGCTAAAGTCATTATCTTCGGATTCTTCTGTATTTCCTTCTCCAAAGAGGTAAGCGTATGTTGTACTAAGTCGCTTCCTAAAGTCGAAAAAAAAACCGTTGCACCTAAGACAACATCCAGCGAAGCGTACTTCATAACATCGCTAAATTCATCCGTGCCAGTGTACTCGAATATTTCGTATCGGTCTTTTACTTTCTTTGTAATAGGTCGGTACATTACAGCCATCGCTTTGTGAAAAGTTTCTACGCTTGAAATATTACTTTCTAAATCTATATATTCTCCGAAAGTCATATCCTCCAGATTAGGTATAAAACCAAATTCAGTATTTTCTATTTTAAATGTAGCTTGAAATTTAGGCTTCGCTTTGAATATTTCGTTTAAATGTAGGGTCAAACTTTTAACGTCGCTCCATTTTACTTTAACTACGTCTTTCATTTTTAAACCACAGAATATTTCGATAGTCTTTTGACCTATAAATTCTTCGTCATTTGATTTTTCAACTACCTTCATAAATTCCTGATAGCTCTTTAAAGGTATTTCACTTAATGAAGTAGGTATTACAATTTCTGTTTTCATCTTATTAATTAACTTTTTATTCGTGTTTTTGTAGTATGTAGCATTTTGCTGACGTTAGCAAAAAGGTATTTGCACATTATTTGCATACTTGAACGGGTGCGAACTATTATTTATTTACCAAATATGGTACTTACCGTAGTTACTATTCATTCCTAAAGTTTCCATTTCGTGGTATCGTAGCGCATCAATAGCGTGATTATTCGTGTCAATAGGCTTGTTTAAACGTGTTCCCGCTTTATCAGTATCCCAACAGTAAGCACGTAACTCTTTAATCAAATTAACGCTGTTAGACGTAACTAAATATTCTTGGCGTTGCATTACATCTATTCCGTAGTTAATTGAATCCTTGCCCTTTGTAACGCCTTTAATTGTTATTCCGTAGCGTTTTATTTCTTCAATACTTTTAGGCTCGCTTGAATCAGCATATACGGGTACGTGTTTTGGTAGTTCTTTTGCAATATCTGAATTTAACATACCAGTTTGATACTTCAGTTCGTTTAATATTCGTGTACCGTTGTAATTGTATATTTCTATTATTGCAGTTGGATCGTTTGTGTATCCAAAGTCTAATCCAATACCTATTAATTTAGCGTCTTTCGGTAGTGTGTCGATTGTTTTCCAGTTACTAAATATAACGCCCTCAAGCATTCCTATTTCGCCTAATCCATACACACGCCACCAGTTACTCCAATATGCGCTTGTTTCCGCTTTTAAACGATTCTTTTCTATTTGTTGAACAATACTATTATCGAGTGCTTCGTTGTCCTTATACGTGAGAATTAAGAAATCGGAATCAGCTTCGTCTTTTAGTTCCGTATGTACCCAAAACTCATTTGCCGGGTTGAAGTCTAAATAGATAGCTTTCTTTGTACGTATTGCTAACTCGTTATAACTTTCAAAGGTTACGTTATTACATTCGTTTATATATAGAACATCACGCCTTGCACCCCTTAATTTAGAACTGTCATCAGCGCTAAAAAATTCAAAGTTGCTTCCGTTTAAAAATTGATAGGTTAATAACGATTTGTTAAATTGGTTTTCGTGCCATTTATTCATCCACTTCATGAGCTTAATAAAGTCTTTTAAAGCACCCCTACGTAAATGCGGAATACTTTCAGCAACTACGCTAACTTCAAGTCCGTGTATTGCAGAAGCACGCGCTATTAAAACGGATAATATACCGTACGTCTTGGCAGCACTTGTGCCACCCTGAATAATACGAACTCGCTTTTTAAGTTTAAGTATTTTATTCGTCGAAGTCGTCCGCAGAAACATCAGGAAATATTGGTTGTTCTAAAATCGTTTGTTCAATTTGTTGTAATGGCGCACCGTAACCACTATCCATTAAAGCCTTATATGCTGAAACATCTCCTTCACGTGCTTTTTTAATAAGTGCCAAAGTCATTAAATCTTCTTGACTCATTGTTTCTTCAGCACCCGTTAAAGGGTTTTTTAGCTTTTGATTTACCTCCAGCCAGTACTTTGCTATTGTGCTTCTATTCTTTGCACCTTTTGGTCTTCCGTTAGGGTTGCCGCTTTCGCCTTTGTCCCAAGCTGGTTTTAAATTATCTTCTTTTGCCATTTCGGTGTTTTTTCGGTGTTATTTAATTTCAACTCCGTTCTTCTTAATAACTAAACTCGGGTCGAGTTTTTTCATTCGGTCAATAATTACTTGGCAGTATTTAGGGTCGTATTCAATAATTCTTGCTTTGCGTTTTATTTGTTCACAAGCCACCATAGTAGTTCCACTGCCTCCAAAAGCATCTATTACAATATCTCCTATTTTAGAAGAGTTTTCTATTTGATAAGAAAATAAACCTATTGGCTTCATTGTCGGATGTTCTCCATTACGCATTGGTTTATCCCATTCAATAACTGTTGTTTGTTTTCTATCAGAATACCATTTGTGACTATCTCCTTTTAACCATCCATATAAGCAAGGTTCGTGTTTCCATTGGTAATCTTGTCTTCCCATTACCATTGTATTTTTAACCCATATAAGTTGTTGTTTTAACAACCAGCCAGCATCAACCATTGCTTTACCAAAATTAATTACTTCAGAAGAAGCGTGCCAAACATATATTGCACCACCTTTTTTTACTGCTGTTGAAAGTGCTGTGTAAAAATCATAAAGAAATTTATAAAAGTCATCATTACCCATTGAATCGTTTTCAATAGTTAAAGCATCTTTTGTTTTACCTTCATACGCTACATTGTAAGGCGGATCTGTCACAACCATATCAGCTAACTCTCCTTGCATTAACTTTTCAAATGTATCCGTTTGAGTACTATCCCCACAAAGTAAACGATGTTCACCTATTTCAAATAAATCCCCTAATACAATATCCGTTTCAATTCCACCGTCAGGAACATCAAAATCATCTTCTTCAGCTTCAAATTCTTCTTGAACGCTTAAATCAACAGGCAAATCTAATCCCCAATCGTCTAACTTTTCAGCATCCCATTCATTCGCTAAACTATCCCAATCCCACTCGCCAGTGTTTGCGTTTAATCGAATATTCAATTCGCGTTCATCTTCTTCGTTTAAATCTACTATTACGCATTCAACTTCTTTGTATCCGAGTTTTGTTAACTCACGTACTCTAAAATGACCTCCTACAATATATCCTGTTTGCTTATTGTAAATAATTGGTTCAACTACTCCAAACTTTTCAAGACTTGCTTTTAAATGCTTTTCTTGTTTTGCTGTACTTTGTCTTGGATTGTAGGGTGCTGGTTTTAATTCGGATAATTTTTTCTTTTCTATTATCATGCGTATTTATTTGTAATATTTAATTCACTTAATTTTCTATTGTATGCTTGTTTTGCTTCGTGTTTTTCTTCATAAAATCCTAAATGATACCACTTTTTGTTGTGTTGCAAATAAGCCCTCCATTTGTTTTCTTTTTTTGCCCAACATACTCCAACATCACGACCTTCCATTTTTCTTCTATGCGATTGATTTTCCATTGCAGTAACATATTCTAAATTATTTAATTCATTGTTTAAGATGTTTCCGTCTTTATGGTTAACCTGCATATCGCTTTTACCTAAAAATGCCTCAGCAATTAATCGATGTTTTCTAAAATATAAATTCTTTTTGTCATCACTTACTAAAGTTATTTTTAAATAACCATTTTTATCTTTTGCACCTTTAATTTCTCGTTTGCCTTTTTTATCCAGTGCGAATATTTTACCGCAATCAGTAAACGTATATTTGCTAAATCCTTTAATTTGTTTTTCCATAATACAAATATACATACTTTCCCCCAATATACCTAATTTACTCTTGGGTTCTTCGGGTTTGGTTTAACCTCGCTAATATTAACTATTTGCATCTTCTTCTTTATAA